TGAGTGGGAGAAATTTAGGCTACTTGCTACAACTTTAATAACACCTCACACCAAAAAAGGTAGAGGTATTAAGCCTGAGAAACTTTGGCCTTTTGAATGGGACAAAAAGACCAGTACAGCGCCAAAAATGACAAAGGAAAGATTAGCATATTTACAGGAGCGAAGCAGAAAACTAAATAAAAATGGCTAAAAATGTAAACATAAAGTTAGGGGCAAATATAAAGGACTTTCAGTCCAAAATGAAAAGAGCCTCTAACAGCTTTAAAAAAACAGCTAAAAACTTAAAGAAAACTGGAAAGGCTATGACAATGAGCCTTACTGCACCTTTAACTGCATTTGCAGCCGCCTCAATTAAAGCATTTGATACACAAGCCAAAGCAGAGGCTAAGTTAAGGACTGCCTTAAAAGGTAATGAGGCAGCTTTTAAATCCTTAACTACACAAGCACAAGAATTACAAAAGGTTACTATTTTTGGAGATGAGGAAACAATAGCAGCTCAATCTATGCTTGCTTCAATGGGCTTAGAAGAAGAAGCTATTAAAAGGCTTACACCTTTAATTCAAGACATGGCTACAGCCAAAGGCATGAATTTATCAGCTGCTGCTGATTTAGTAGCTAAGTCTGTAGGTAGTAGTACAAACGCTCTTAGTAGGTATGGAATACAAATAGAGGGTGCTGTAGGTAGTACTGAGCGTTTAGATAGTGCTGTTATAGCTTTACAAGGACAATTTGAGGGACAAGCACAGGCAGCAGCTAAAGCTGGTGCTGGAGGTCTAAAGCAGCTTTCTAATAGATTTGGCGATTTAATGGAGAAGATAGGACAGATGCTTATCCCTGTATTAAATAAGTTAATAGATTGGATTAATAAAGGTATTACTGCCTGGAATAATTTAGACGGAGTTACACAAATAATAATTGTTACTATTGGAACTTTAGCTGCTCTTGCTGGCCCTCTTATGACTTTAGCGGGGTCATTAGCTAGTGTTTGGGCAGCTGCTACAGGGCCTGTAGGTATGGCTGTTGCTGCTATAGCAGGTTTAGCTGCTGCTGTTATATATGTTATTGATAATATGGAAGCCTTTAAAGAAAGGTTTTCTGATGTAGGATGGTGGAAAAACGCTTTAATCCAAATGTTACAGTGGTTTATAGAATTTAACCCTTATAGCTTAATTTTAAAAGGTTTTAATGAAACATTAGAGTACTTTGGAAAAAAGCCTATTGGCAATCCTTTTGAAGATATGGCTGATGGCCTAGAGGCTTTAAAAGTAGAAACTAATGAATATAAAAATGAGTTTGGCAGTTTTAAGGATGCCATTGTAAATGGAGCAACTAAGGCAAAAAAGGCTTTATTTGGCTTAGGTAGTGGTATGGGTATAGGTGGTGGTGTAGGAAGTAATACAGGAGATCAATCTATTTCAGTGGTAGAAATGGATGTGGAAGAAATGGAGGAGGAGGCCGAAGTTATAGACACAAGTTACGGAGATGCCCTTGTCAAATTAAAAGAAAAAACTGATGCTCTAAAAAATGCTACTAAAGAATTTGGCTTTGCTATGGCTAATGATTTTGCTGGCAGTTTTGCTAATGCTGTAGTTAGTGGAGAGAATTTTTTAGTTAGTATGGGGCAAATATTTAAAGACTTAGCTAAGCAAATAATGGCTATGATAATTAAGGCCGCAGTATTAGCAGCTATATTTTCTATGATTCCTGGACTAGGAGGCGCAAAAGCTGCTGGTGGCGCTACTGATTTTATGGGCTTGCTTACAGGCTCGCTAACAGGTAAATCAAGTGGTGGCTCTGTAGTGGCTGGGCAGCCTTATATGGTAGGAGAAAAAGGCCCAGAGCTATTTATGGC